CCCCCCCCCTCCCCCATCCCGAAAGGCCCACGACAGGACCCCCCGCCATGCTGACCAGCCCCACCCCGACGGCGCGAGAACGATTCATTGATGAGGTGTTCCTTTCTGCGAAAACGAGGGAGAATGCTCCCCCATCTTAGAGCGCGACACTGCGCCACTGGCGTTTGATTACGGGAAACACTCCAGGCATGACGAAAGGCCCCCAACCAGAGAAGAGAAAAGATGGTCGGAGGCCTTCGCCGTTGTGAGGTGGGACCCTTGGATGCGTGCTGACATCGTTTAACTCCCCCCCCCCAGGCCAATGTCCAAAACCATTGGAGGAGCAGGATCCCTTGGTGCCCAGGCAGCCTCACGCTACCTGGCTTAGGAGGATCCTCAGTGAGGATCGTGCGCCTAGTGGGACTCGAACCCACACGCCCGAAGGCACTGGAACCTAAATCCAGCGCGTCTGCCAATTCCGCCACAGGCGCTATAAAGCCAGCCAGTCCCGGAGGACGACTGGCATCTATGAGAACACGACATCACCATCACCGGCTCGCGCGCAAACCAGGACAACCCAACGCGGGTAGTAAGGCAACGCCATGTTCCGTGGACCGTGCAGGACTCGAACCTGCGGCCACCTGGGTGTAAACCAGGTGCTCTACCAACTGAGCTAACAGTCCAAGCGGGGCAGCGGGACTTTCACCCGCGCGAGCTGCCCGTGCGCATCGGGAGCGTCGCAGTCAAGCTCTACCCCTGACGAAAACAACTCCAACACGCCACTGAGGAGATCAACCCCCAGCACACGGTCTTCATTGCTTTCGCACGCGAACAAGTCGCGCTCTGCGCCGGGAATTGAACCCGACCCGCATCACCCCGGAACACCGGAATGGCACTGACACCCCTTAACTGGGGGCCGCTCTCCCATGTGAGCTACGCATTGTGGACCGTACAGGGATCGAACCTGCGACCTCCTGCTTGCAAAACAGGTGCTCTACCAACTGAGCTAACGGCCCAAGTGTGGGGTGCGGGAGTCGAACCCGCCTCCGGCCATCTCGCTGATGCTCCACCAGTTAAGCTACACCCTGTACTCGCGCCCCACGCCACGCGGGCGTGACCCTTTCGGAGTGGCGGGGCTCGAACCCGCAACCTTCAGCTCTTTCAGGCCGTGCGTCCCACGACACAACCCCACAAGTTTTTGTACCACTATTCGTTTGTGCTGCGGCACTGCTGGACTCGAACCAGCATCTTCTTCACGCCTTTACTCCTCCGCTACCGAAAGGCCGAACCTTGCGGTGCGGGGCTTCGGAAGGTGCTCTCCCCCATTAAGCTAAGTGCCGGGGGCTGGTAGCTTTCCAGCCCCACCCAGACCATGTGTACCAAACCAGGCGGGCCCTCCCAGTGTGGTAGCGTCCAGGCATTTACATGCTGGGCATGTCGTGGGTCTCGACAGGATCGAACTGTCATCTCCTGCCGTCCTTCGGGCAGGCGCTTTACCCAGGGAGTCACGCAGCGGGCCTAGAACACCGCGTAATGACCCCAATTAAGCTAGAGATCCGTTGTGCACCGTGTGCACTGTCGGGGTGACAGGATTTGAACCTGCGACCCTCTGCTCCCAAAGCAGATGCGCTACCAAGCTGCGCTACACCCCGTATTCAGTTTCACTGCCACTGGTTTGTGGTGGTGGAGCTGCCCGAGGGATTCGAACCCTCAACCGTCCGCTTACAAGGCGGATGCTCTGCCGTTGAGCTAGAGCAGCATTGCCGCCCGAGGTTTACTGTCTCGAGGTCGTCGTTCCCCTCGGGCGGCTATCCCTATCACACTTGTCGGGAGTCGGAGATTTTCTCCCGACATGGATCATGTAGCAGTGGCGGGTCCGGCGTGCAACCGTTGGGAACCTACGTGTCGGTTAAGTAGATCACATGGCGTTTGGGGCGGAGAAAACCCCCAGGCTCCATACGAAACCTGGGGGTACCCCCTACCCGGCGCACTCAGGCATTTACTTCACTCGGACCCAGAAGTAGCACGCCAGGCAGGGGACACTTCTCGAACCTCCCGTCAGTTGCCAAGCTCGGACACGGCTGCGTCCACGTTGGCCTGAGCGGAGGCGACGTTCGCCTGGGCGGAGGCGACGGCATCCTCAGCTTCGACACGGTTGGCAACTGCGTCTGCCACGCCCGCGAGCGCGTCCTCGGTGCCCTTGTGTGCGTCGGTGAGGGCATTGTCGGCGGTTGCGATGTCCGCAGCGTTGCTGGCGGCGGTGTCGTAGGCTTCCTGGGCGGCTTCCTGGGCCTTGGTGGCTTCAGTTACGGCCTGGGTAGCCTGTTCGACGTTCTGCTGGGCGGGGGCGACCTGCTCAGCCTGTTCGCGGGCGAACTCGTCGGCCTGGTTGGCCTTTTCCTGCGCCTTGGCCTGAGCGTCAGACGCTTCGGTCACAGCCTGGCGTGCAGCGGCGGGGTCGGCGTTGTCTCGGTCTGCGACGGCCTGGTCGCGCGTGGCCTGAGCGGCCTCGAGGTCAGCCTGAGCCTTGTCGGCGGCGGCAGTGGCCTTCTCCGCCGTTTCCTTGTCGCGGGCGACGGTGGCCTGAGCGTCGTTCAGGGTGCGCTCGAGCTGCGCGAGGTCAACTCCGTCAGCCTTGGTGACCTTGGGGGCCTCCTTCGTCTCCACTTCACCCTCGAAGCCGGGGTAGGAGTGGGAAGGCGAGTAGGTCGGGTTCGTGGCCTGCGGGATCTCCTTGCCGCCCCACACGTCCACGCCGGTCGGCGCGTAGGTGTAGGCTCCCTTGGTGTTCTCATCGGCGATGAAGCCGACGACGGCGATGTGGCCGTCCTCGCTCACGCCGATACCGAAGGCGTTGATGCGCTCATTCAGCATGGTCGCATCGCCGTAGCGGTTGGCGCGGAACTTCTCGAATGCGGCCTGAGCGGCCTCGAGGGGGTTACGCCCCTCCCAGCTGGTGCCCGTGGACAGGGAGCCGTAGGGGCGGTTGGTGAGACCGTCGGCGCTCGCCTTATCCCAGTCGGCCATGTTGGGACCAACCATGTAGCCGGGGTTGGTGTCGGCGTGCGCCTGAGCGAATGCCTGCACGTCAACTCCGATGGGGGCCGCGGGCAGACGGTACTGAGAACGGTAGTCGTTCATCATCTGGAGCAGGAACGCGCGAACGAGATCCTGCTTCTGAGCGACGGTCAGCGCATCCCAGTTGATGCCACCGGCCTGTGCGGCGCGCTTGGCCGCATCGAGGTTCGCCTGAGCCTCGTTCAGGGAGGCGGTAGACGCTTCGAGAGCGGCCTTCGCCTCAGCCTTCTTGGCCTGCGCGTCGGCGTTCACGCCCTTCGCAGCGTCCAGAGCAGCTTCCGCATCGACAGCGGCGTGCGCTCGAGTGGCCTGGTCGGCCATGACGGCGGCGAGGCGGTCCTGCGCATCCTTGAGGGCGGTGTTCGCCTTGTCGAGCTCGGAGTGAGCGGTGTCGGCTTCGCCCTGCGCCTTGTCGGCCTGGGTGCGGGCGTTGGCCAGCTCGGCGTTCGCCTGGTCGAGGTTCTTCTGGGCGGCGACGGTCGCAGCCTTCGCGTCGTTGAGGTCGTTCTTGGCCTTCATGTAGGCTACGGACCCGGCGGGGTTAGCCTGCATGGCAGCGTCGAGCGCAGCCTTCGCGTCGGCCTCCTTGGCCTTCGCGTCCGCGAGCGCGCCCTGGGCGGCGGTTTCCGCGTCCTGAGCTACGGAGAGCTTGTTCTGCGCGTCGGTCAGTGCGTTGTTCGCGTCCAGGAGTGCGGCCTGGGCGGCAGCGAAACGCGCCTGGGCCGCAGCGTGGCTCGTGTCAGCGGACACGGTGTTGTCCGGGGTGCTGTAGCCGTAGTAGTCACTGTCCGAGAAAGTGGGCTGCGAGACGGTGCTGGTGTAGCCATAGAAGCCGCTGCCCTGGCCGAGCTGCGGGGTGGTCGGCGCGGGAGAGACGGGCACTCGCGGAGACGCGGGGTTGGTGGGAGCCGGAGTACTGGGGGACGGAGTTGTGGGCGCAGGAGCGGGAGTGGTCGGCGCGGGGGCCGGGGTGGTCGGCTGCGCATTGGGAGCGGGAGTCTTGTCCTTGGAGGGGGCGATCTCCTTGCCGGGGGTGGTGCACGCGCCGAGGGTGGCAGCGGCAGTAAAAGCAACGAGAGCGGCAATGGCCTTCTTCATGTTCATGGTTTCTATCCTTCTGGATTGATTGGTTGGTTGGATTGTCGAGTGAAGTAGTATCCCTATTTGGGATGGTTCATAGCATATGTCGTCCACTTTGGATGCGCAAGTCCCAATATCCACAATGCTGGTTAGATAGGTCACATATGAGGCGGGGTGAAGATCGGACACGGACGTACATCCTCAGCAAACACCACCCTCCCCGTGTCATCCATACGCCCAGCAACCAGCACCCTCACGCCGAGCATCCGACGCATCAACGGCACTGCGTGTTCGCGCACCCACACCTGCACGGTTCGCCCGCTCACCTCATCGACCAGGTAGAAGCTGCGGCCACGCACATCTGCTGTTCCCTGTAGGACACCTGCAACACCCCTCAAGCCTGTCCCCCACCCACGGGAAGAACCCAGATCGTGTTGAAGCCAACCCGCCCTGACTCGTGATCGACGGGGACGTGCAGCCACCCCCACTGTCCTGTGCTGGTGACGGCAGTCAGGAACGCTTGGGAGATGCGCGTTTCGTCGAGCTTCGACACAAGCTGCGCAGTGTCGGGGGTTTGGGAGTCCCAGACACTCACCTGCTGCTGCGTGAGGGCGCTCAGGAAGCTCACGACACGAACAGGCACAGGCGAAGGTGGTGCGCTTTTGAGGGGGAGCTGGAACCCTTCTGCGGGAGCATCATTGGGGTAGCAGTAGCCGCTGGGAGTGAGGGTCCAGTTCTGGCTGGTCATAGGTTGTCCTTTCGAGATGAGTAAGGCCCCGCCGTCGCGAACTGGCAGGGCCTTACCGGGGAAGTTACTTCTTGGGGCGCGTGCGTCGAGCTTCGCTGTTGATGTATTCAAGCTCTTCGACGTAGAGGCGCTTGGTTGCCTCACTGAGGCCTTCGGCTTTCATCATCTCGTCCACGGTTGTTCGACGGGAACGATCTTTGGTGTTCAGCCCTGCGACGGAGACCGCCTCGTAGCGAAACAGGAGTGCCATTACTGCGTCGTCACGCTTGAGGCGCTTGTAGAGGCCAGGCGGGACAACATGGCTGCATACGAGGTACATGAGGGCGTAGTGCACATCCCATGCGGGCTCGATGCTTTCATCCCAGAGGCCGTCCGGCTCGCCGACGCAGTGTTCGTCGAAGTAGTCGTAGCACTCATCGATGCGTCCGGTGACGCATTTGAGCCACATGTCGATGAGCTGTTCTGGCGCTTTGTTTATCGCCAGGTAGTTCCATCGCTTTTTGATGAGGGGGGTTGAACGTGCGGCGGCGAGGGCAGCGTCGTATGCGATGAAGAACGTGTGCGCGTATTTGCCTTCAATGATGCTGGGCTCGGCGGTTTCGTCTTCTGCGAGGTAGAGGCTGGCGACGGGAGCGAACCCTGCCCAGACTCCCCACTCGTAGGAGTGAGCCTGGTTCATCGCAACGCTGATGGGAGATTGGACCCAGCAGCGGGGTAGCAGGTGTCCGAAGTGGTGGAGGCAGAAGTCGAGCAGGCCGCAGTGGTGTAGGCAGCTGTAGACGTGGGCGGGGCCGTCTTTCCTCACGACTGCGCCGGCGATTGCGCCTGCGAGCGTTGCCCTGTCTTCGTCGGTGACGCTGGGGTCGAACAAGCCGTCCTTGAGCTTCTGCATAGTCCAAATGATCTCGTCACGTGTTGCGGTGGTGTCTTGGATGAGGGCCTGAGCCCACTCGCGCACTTTGGTCCCGCCGGCCTTGAGGGCCAGTGTGGACCAGTTGTTCGGCATACCGCCGTAAGCCTGAACGTAGAGGAGTGACCCTTCCATCGTCTTCGGGTACTTGGCACACAGGTCTCGTAGGAAGTTGGCGGCTGTTTTCTCGTTCGAGTGGCGGATGAGCTGCCGGTAGAGGTAGGGGCCGTATGGGCCGCTGAGGATCTTCGCGTCGGTCTCGATGGGGTTGCCGAACGGCTGTGGGCGTGTAGGTGTATTGAAGAGTCGGTGGTAGAAGCGGTCGTAGTCCTGAACGGGGTCGAGCTGAACAGAGTGCGCCAGCCCTAGGTAGCGACGTACTACTGCCGCCGTGTTGCCGTCCATGTTGTTGGCGTTAGTCACGGCACGGATGAAATCAGCGTAGTTGTCTGCATCGAGGAGCGCCCCTGCGGGGAGACGTTTCCCGCTTCGGGCTGTTTCGATGACGCGACGGTAGAGGTCTTCGCCGGAGATCGTAGCGTGGTGTCTGCGTTGTGTGGCCACAGTTTTGATCCTTTGCTGTTAGTTGATTGGCGGGGCTGGGAGTTTGTCGTCGTAGAGGTCATGCTTGTAAGCGAGGTCTTCGCCGGTGCTGAGCGCGTATTGGCCACGCATGGGCACCCATCCTTGGTTTCCCCACATGTCGATGAGGATGGTGATGGCCCGGTCGAAGTTGCTGTTGTACTGGGCCCACAGAGCAATGGGGGCAGTGTCTCGGTAGCGGGTAGTGAAGGGTGACTCGCGGACGACGGACAGGTACAGGGACGTGTTGTAGGCGCACAGGGGGAACATGTAGCGTTCGACGGTTCGCGCGAGGGGCTTGCGGGACAGCATCAGCGTGTAGGGGACGATCTTGTCAAGGAACGTCTTAGGGACGCAGTACAGGAACGCGCCGTCAGGGTATTCGTCTGACCGCGGGGCGCGTTGAGCGTACTTGAAGCCGTCAGGCATGTTGTTCGCCTGCTTGGGCGAGAGCCGGAGGTTGACTTGCGAGGCGATGGGGATACTGCCAGAGGGACAGGTGACGGGCTGGGTGCCGGTCTTCTGGTAGTACTCGTCGTAGGTCGTGACCTCGAGGGGCTTGTCGTAGCGGAAGGCGATGCTGCCTTTCAGGGGGGCCGCAACGTCGGGGAGGGATGCGTCCCACGGCTCAGTGACGATGAACCTGTCCGTCTCGAACAGGCGTGGGATGTCCCATCCTTGAGGGCGTAGCGCTTCGAGGGTGGGGAGGTAGTTGGCGGGTCGGGACCGCAGGAACGCCGTGTAGGCGCGCTTCTGCTTCTTGTCGTAGTCCTCACCGTCGAACTCTGGCATTCCGAGGGGTTGCCCGTACACGGAGATGGGCTGGTTGCTGGTTTGCTGGTAGGGGCTGGTCAGCATGGCGGGTGTTCCTGTCGTGGTCCTTTCGAGATGGTGAAGCGGAGGGGCAGGGCGTGAGTGTT